TTTCTGGCGAACCAGCCGTTAGAACCGATACTGGCGAACTGTTTTTTAAGAAAGATGATGGCTCAATAGCAAAAGTAGCTGGTGCTGGCGGTGGCCCGGATTTTAAATATCTTGCACTAAGAAATGCAGCCAATAATGGTGCAGCATCTTTTCCAAATGCAGATTTTACTCTTGTAACGTCTGGTACGACATCTGCAATAACACCAACAGCAGCAAATACATTATTAGTTAGTCTTAATGGTGTTATTCAAAAGCCAAATACAGGAACATCTACACCTTCATCTGGATTTGCATTAAGTGGATCTACCATAAAATTTGGAGCTAACATTTCTACTGCACCAGATTTCATTCTTTATCAAGAGTCAGGTGGGATTGGAGAGCCTAGTGACGATACAGTAAGTGAAGTAAAATTAAAGGTTAGTAATAGCCCTGTAAATGGATATTTTCTTTCTGCTCAATCTGGTAACAACGGAGGACTTACATGGGCTGCACCTGTAGCAACATCTTGTACTGGTAACTCTGCGACAGCAACAGCACTTGCGACAGCTAGAACTATAAATGGTGTGAGCTTTGATGGTACGGCAAATATCACAGTAACGGCTGCTGCTGGTACGTTATCTGGGAACACGCTGAATAGTTCTGTTACTGCTAGTTCTCTTACCTCATTAGGAGACTTGGGTGGATTAACTGTAGATGGCGATGCAACTTTTACAGGCGCAAACTATAACGTCTTATGGGATAAATCAGATAATGCTCTTGAGTTTGCTGATAACGCTAAAGCTGTTTTTGGAAATGGATCAGACTTAAAAATTTATTCAGATGGTACAAATGGTATTTTAGAAGGTGGGGGGTCAGGTGGTAATGCTCCTTTATTTTTAAATGCTAATACTATTAGATTACAAACTCAGACAGGTGGGGAAAAGTATATAGATTGCCAAGAAAACGGGGCTGTAGAGGTATATCATAACAACAGTAAAAAGTTTGAGACTACAAGTTCTGGTACAGTTACAACTGGAGTTTTAGCAGTAAATGATGCGACATCTGCTGATGCTGGTAACAGAATTTCGGTTGGTACTTCTCAAGATATAAGAATATATCATATTGCTGGTAATGATTCTTATTTTAGAAATTATACTGGTGATACTTATTTACAGGGTAATAATAGTGGTACTGTTGTCAATAATATTAAATTTGAAAATTCTAATGGAGCTACGGAGCTATATTTTAATAGCAATAAAAAGTTTGAAACAATAAGTTCTGGAGTTAGTACCGATGGCTTAATGAATTTTAATGGTACTGGAGATAAAATATTAATTGGCGATGAGGGTAAAATTGCTTTTGGTGGAGGCGGAGATTTAAAAATATATCACGATGGCAGCCATAGCTATATTTATGAGTCTGGACAAGGCAAGTTAAGACTAATAACAAATTCGTTTAGATTACTTGAGCCTGATAATTCTACAGCTATGATTGCAGCAGATGAAAATGGAGCAGTATATCTATATCACAATGGTACTCTACGGCTTGAGACTACAAGTACTGGTGCTACACTTACTGGACTATTAGCAACGACTAGCCTAGCAATTAGTAGTAGTGGTTATATTAGTGTGCCAGATAATAGAAAAATATTTGTTGGAACTAATGATGATATACAAATCTATCATGACTCGTCTGCGAATAAAAATATAATTGAAACTACTGCTGGTGGAAACCTTGATATAGGTAGTACACACAATGCTGACGTACAGATCAAAACAAACGGCACTAATAGGTTTAATTTTGGTGCAGGGGGGTTTGTACCTTTAGCTAACAATTCTTATGACTTAGGTACATCATCACTACGTTGGAGAAATCTTTATACAAATGACCTTAACTTATCTAACGAAGGTGGATCGAATGACGTTGACGGAACTTGGGGAAGTTATACTATACAGGAAGGAGCAGAGGATCTTTTCCTAGTGAACAAACGCAATGGTAAGAAATATAAATTTAATTTAACGGAGGTATCATAATGGCTATTTTTTATGGTGATGGTTCTAATTCAAATGCTGGTAGACTTATTCAAGTTGTATCAACAACAAAAACTAATACATTTACTACGGCTAATTCATCATTTGTAGATATAACAGGACTTAGTGTTTCTATCACACCCAAAGAAAGTGCTAGTAAAATCTTAATACTTTTTGGAGTTTTTGGTTCTAATAGTGGATCTGGTTCAAGATGGGCTGTACGAATGATTAAAGATACTGGATCTGGTACTTCTGCCATAGCTATCGGTGATGCAGTCGGAAACAGAGAAAGAGCTACAGGTACATCTGAAACTGCTGGAGGTGGTGGTAATATGAAATGTTTTTCTGGTAATCATTTAGATACTGGTGGACAAACAAGTCAACTAACATACAAGTTTCAAGCTGCCTGTGTTGATGGTAATACTACTAAGATTAATGCTAGTGTTGCTGATACTAATATTTCTAGTTATCCAAGAGTAGCAAGTTATATTACAGCTATGGAGGTAGCACAATAATGGATCATGAAGCAATAATGAAAGCATATCCTTCTATTGTAACTTTGGATGATTCTTTTCAAACTTATGGATTAGATAATGATGGTAATAAAATTACTTTTGAACAAACTAAAGTAGATGAAGCTAGAGTTACTTTAGATGCGGAATTTAATGCTACTAAGTATCAACGTGATCGAGCAGCAGAATATCCAAGTTGGCAATTTCAACTTGACTATATATATCATAATGGAATTGATAAATGGAAGACAGATGTAGTCACACCTGTCAAAAACAAGTATCCAAAACCTAGTTAATCATGGGACTTACAAGAATTACATCTGATGGTATAGCTGATGGAGCTATCGCTGGAGCAGACTTAGCAGATCAGTCAGTAACACTTGCTAAGTTACCTCATGGCACATCGTCAAACGATGGTAAGTTTTTACGAGCTAACAATGGTGCAGATCCTACGTTTGAAACTGTAAATACAGATCTAGTAGCTGACACTTCACCACAATTGGGAGGTAATCTTGATGTCAATACTAAAAATATTGTATTTGGAGATAGTTCTGATGGTAGTTCTGATGATGTTCTATCATTTGGTGCTGGGACAGATTTATCTATATATCACAATGGGACTGCCTCAAAAATAGATAATACTACTGGTAATTTAACTGTTAAAACTGATAATACTTTTGGGTTATATACTTATACAGGTACAGAAGCAATGGCAAAATTCATTGCAAATGGGGCTGTAGAACTATATCACGATAACTCTAAAAAGTTGGAGACAAGTTCAGTTGGTTGGAAATCTGAAGATGATGTTAAAGGTACTTTTGGAACAGGTGGTGATTTACAAATTTATCACTCAGGATCTAACTCATTTCTTAAAAAAGTAGCTTCTGGTACAGGTCACTTATATATTGATTCAGATGGTAGCGATTTATATTTAAGGGCTGGTGATGGGGGTACAGGTAGAAATATCGCTTTAAAATGTACAGATAATGCTGGAGTAGATCTCAGATACCAAGGAACTGTAAAGCTTGATACTACGAGTGTAGGTGTAAGTGTTGCAGGGAGAATAGCTTTTACTGGTACTGGACAAGCAATAGATTTATTAGACGATCAAGAGATTAGGCTTGGTACTGGCGATGATCTAATGATTTTTCATGATGGAAGCGATAGTCATATACATGATAATGGTACTGGTCAATTAATTTTAAGAGCTGATAATTTTAGAGTCAATAATGCTAATAATACTGAAAATATGATAGTTGCTAACGAGAATGGAGAAGTTAGCTTGTATTATGACGACAGCAAAAAGTTAGAGACAATAAGTAGTGGAGTTAAACTTATTGGCGATGCTTCTGTAGGAAGCATTTGTGAGGGAGATTTTAGATTTAAAGAAGCTGGAAGTGGTACAACCAGAATCCATTGGAGAAGTGACGAGGGGGATCTTAAATTTAATGATACCTATAAAGCAACATTTGGTAGTGGTAATGACCTAAAAATTTATCACGATGGCTCGGAAAGCGTAATTGGTAATAGTACAGGTACGTTCCAATTCCTTTCTCCTAATCAAATTAGATACAGGGCTTCAACTCATGAATTTTTAAGTTATGCCAATGATGAGACTTTGGCAAAATTTATTGATGATGGGGCTGTAGAGCTATATTTCAATAACAGTAAAAAGTTAGAAACTGTTACTGGAGGCGTTTATATATATGGAGAGCTTCTTTTTGGAGTTGGTGGTTCTGGAAATTTATTTGGTGGTGATAACAAGAAATTAATACTTGGATCAGGTAGTGATTTTCAATTTTATCATGATGGCACAGACAGTTATATCAATAATGCTACTGGTAATCTTTCTATACAATCTGACGGCAATCTAAAACTTGAAAGAAAAGATGGTGGAGAAGATTATATCCATTGTATTGCTGATGGTGCTGTAGAACTCCATTACAATGGCACTAGAACTTTTGAGACGACTGCAAGTGGATGCGAGGTAACAGGAGATCTTCAAGTATCAGGAGATATTGAGGACTCAGGCGGTGGACATGGTTCGACAGCAGCAGAAATTTTTGATGGTAGAGCCAAGGTATTTGTTAATTTTAGAGGTACAAGTACTGTTGCTATCAGAGCAAGTAAAGGGGTAAGTTCTATAACTGATGCTGCTACTGGAAAATATCAAGTTAATCTTTCAGTTAATTTAGCAAACTCAAATTACACCGCACTTGGAAATGCTGGTATGAATGATGAGGCAGGGAGTGATACAAGTGCTGTTGATATACGAGATCCAAATACAACTAATTTTAGATTACATAATGAAGATGTAGATCATGGTCATACAGACAGAGAATTTATGTATGCTATCGTATTTACAGGTAGTGCTTAACTGTAATTAACTTTAAATTATGGCTGCTTCAGACAAAAGAATTGTTTATGTAGAAGACGATGGTACGCTTGCAGTTATAGTACCAGCAGATGAATGTGGTCTTACGATAGAAGAAATACAAACAAAAGATGTTCCCGAAGGCAAAACGTCTTATATTGTAGATGTATCTGAAGTTCCTTCTGATAGAACTTTCAGAAATGCTTGGACTTACACACCTTAATTATTATGGGATTTGGCATAGACATGGCGAAAGCCAGAGAAATTCACAAAGATAATATCAGGTTTGCGAGGAAACCTTTACTTGCAGAACTTGATGTTGAATTTCAAAAAGCACAAGAAACTGGTGCGTCAACAGCAGATATTGTGGCAAAGAAAAATGCACTTAGAGATGCCCCTGCTGATTCTGGTATTGCAGCAGCCTCAGATGAAGCAGCACTAAAAGCACAATGGAATACTTCTATTCTTGGTGCTTCTCCTTATAGTTGATATTAGTTAGTAGTACTGATATTATATTAGTATTAAACTTATTTTTTAAATGATAAATCCTCAAGAAAAAAAAGCTGCTCTTGAATCAGAATTGCAAATGGTTGCTAAAAATTATCAAGAGGCACAACAAGTTATGCAGAATTGTCAAATTAAAATACATCAATTACAAGGAGGCATTGCTGCCTGTAATGATCTTATAGATATAAAAGAAGAAAAAACTACTTAATTTTTTCATGCATCTGTCTAGTCATCATCCCACCTATTAGGTAAAGTGGACTTAGACCAACTATTAAAGCAAGACATCCCCAAGTAACAGGGACTAATGCTTTTGCAAATGCTTCTTTCCACATATGTTTCAAAAAATTTCTAACATCCTAAGTATAGCCTCATTTATACTTATTACCAGTACTCTAGGTGCTTCATTCTTTGGTTACAAATATGTAACTTCAGAACAATTTAAGGCAAAAATAATGAATGAGGTTCTTAGTAATGTTAAAGGACTTATGCCTGATGTACTTGGAAACTCGCTGCCTTCTACAACTGGTAAATCAATCCCAATTGCACCAAAATCTTTACCAAAAATACCATTTAAAAAATGAATTGCTGGCATTGCAAATCTGAATTGATTTGGGGTGGTGACGAAGACTTGGAAGATAACACGCAGTATTCTATGGTTACAAATTTATCTTGCCCAAAATGTTTTAGCTTAGTAGAAGTGTATCTACCGAGAAATGCCTACGATTGAGATTCCAGAAATATATATTCCAGAGATATATATTCCAGAACCATACACACCAGATATTCCTGTAGTAACACAATATTTAGAGATAAATCCACCGGGCTGTACTTATCAACATAGAGATATAAAAAATACAGGTAATCATAATTTGTTATTAGATGACCCTAATGGTGTATATACCATTTGTGATTTTACCTTTCCTAATTTTACACCGCCTATATATAATCCCAACCAAATGACAATGGTAGAAGAGCCATTGCCACAAGGAGGAGATTCAGAAATACCTAAGACAGAAAGACCTAAAATTCCAGAAGAAAAAGATGAAGATATAGTAATACCAGAATGTCCTAGTCCTAAAGACCAGCGAATAGGTGATTACAGAAATGCAAAGAAACTTGAAATCGTTGTTGGACATCGTTTAGATAAAACTGAGTGCATAACTCTTTATGAAGACGTACCCTTCAAAGATCAATACATTCCTTCTGCTAATCAATTTATTGGTGTTTTTAGTCTTGCTTTGGTCGGTGCTTCTGCTCCAGTTGTATTACAGTTAGTGCGACCTTTAGTTAAGCAAGTTGTTTCTAAGTTATCAAAGAAAAAAGAGCCAAAATCGTAGGTATAAACATAAGCAGACTTTTTTACAAGCCCCTTACAGGCGATTCTGAGAGGACTATTTTTCTGGTTTTACGTCAATTTTGTGTGTATGAGGCACAACTTGGTTTGGCGGTATAGAAACTTGTATTCCCTCGCAAGTAGTGGCATATTTACCAACAAACTGCACACCTTTTTTAAGTTGCTCTGAGCAAATAGTTAATCTGTAGAGTTCGATTTCCATTTGTAGTTTTTTAGTCAACAACTTTTGATTTTTCATATTTATTTCTGTTGCCTCTAAACATAGCTTTGGTGCTTTGCCTAATGGAACACTTATTTGAGCAGATATACCATAGTTAAGGTTGTAATTATCTTTCTCAAATCTTGGTATTTCTTGGTAATATTTTATCTCTCCTGTATCTTCGTCATATATTGGCGTTCTAGTTACTGTTGAAATAGGGCGGTTAAAGCTCCACGCATCAGTCATATAAGGTGTAATTGTCAGAGTAGGAGATGCACAGACAATGCCTTGCGACATTCTAAATTGTGGATGACTAGATGGCGTTATCATTGTTGCGTTATTATTAACTACTCCGGTACTTTGTGATTGAGGACTAGCAACAGTAGTGTTTGCAAGGGTTTTGACAGGACTTAATAATATCGCTATTGCCCAAACGTACTTGTAGATTCTGTGGTGGTTGAGGTAGTTATGGTTCTCGTTATATTTGTGACTGTATCGAGGCCGGGAGCCATTACACTTTCGACTAAACTGAAGGAACTGCCGGGAACTGCCACTTTCCATCTTGGGTTTGAAGAGCCGTCTAAAGTAGTCCAACTAAAATTTACACCTCCAACAGTTTGTTCATTAACACTTGTAGGTGTTGGGTTGATGTAACCATTAATATCAGTTGATTCTATATTGTGACCCGATACGCTAAATGTATAACCTGTCCGGTACTGATAGCTAGTTATAGTCTCGTTTATAACAGATTCAGAAGTCGAGCTAGTCGTACTTGAGCCGGATCTAAACTGAGGCACTACTGGAGTAGCAAAAACCTTGATCGGGTATATAAATACTAGCAGTAGCCAGAGTTTAGTCAATTTCTATGCTGACAGTAGTAGATCCAATGCAGCTAGTACCACTTCCACCAGCAGTACAGGTATGGATTCCAGAGCTAAGACTCGTAAGGGCTAAAGTTCCAGCAGTTCCACCAGAAATAACTGTAGTCTGACCTCCAAGTACAGGTAAGGTTGCTATTCCAGAACTAGGTGTAATAGCAGATTGGGTTACATCTCCGGCCTGATAACTTTCGCTGAAAGAGAAGGCCGAGCCTGCGGTTGTCACAGTTTTGTTTGTATTAACTGCTGCTGGGACACCATTACTTAAACTGCCTAAATTAAGTCCTCCTATTGCATTAGTGACAACAGAATCACCTGTTCCTGTAGATGTGGTGACATTGTTTCCGCTTATGCTATACGTTGATGGCGCAGCATTAGTAATTACATAAGGCGAATCTATGGAAATTTGTGCAGAGGTCACATACTTAGCCGTAACATTGGCATATGCTGGTGTAGCTGCAACTGCAAAAAGAAATGGAAGTAGCTTTTTCATTTTTTTGTGGGGTCAACTTTAATTACGTCAGGTTTTGTTGTGACGATTTCTAGTGGCTGCTTTATTATTATAGTTTGTGTACCGCTAGAGGAGTTACCAATATTACCATTCTCGTCTTCCTTCTTTTTCTTCTTAGCTCCCTGCGCTGCATTAACACTTATTCCTAGTCCACCTAAAATATTACCTAACAACCCAGCAGCAAAAGTACTATCTACTCTCGGTTGATCTGGTATGTCAATACCAAATAGTTTATTAGGTAGTTTTATATATCCTAAAGACAACACTAATAAACACCAAGTTAAAATAAAAGCTTGGGCAACAGTAGAAACTAAAAAGGTGATTTTCTCCTGATAGTCAGGCTTATCATCTTCTAATTCTTTACTTTTTTGTGGTATATCTTTGATTTTTTCTTTTTCCATAGGGTTTTTCTGTATAATAGA